AGGTGAAGACATCACAGAAGAAGTGGTAGAGCAGATGGAAGATAGAGGCTACGAAACAATCCCAAAGGATTTAAAAGTAACTGTTAAATTTACAGGCACAGAGTATGGGGATGACAGCCAGACTTGTAGTGGTGAATTTGCAGTAAGAAAAGATTGAGGAAATGGAATGAAAAATTACATGACAGGTACAGAGCAAGATTTAATAATTTCTGAAATGAGAGATAAACTAAAAGAATTAGACGAAATAAAATTCTTGCAATACATAGAAGAAAAATACGAAATAGATTTGGAGAATATGATGCTAGAAGAGGAGCAAGATGTTCCGGATTATGGAGATAGAATATGAGTCAATTCACATTTTATGGAGAAGGATACGATGAAAGGTTTGATAAAGACCGACTAATAACACAGCTTCAAAGAGTTTATCATTTGATGAGAGATGGCAAAGGAAGAACTTTAAGTGAGATATGTTCAGAACTTTCAAGAAGATATCCAAATCGTTTTCCGGAAGCCAGTATAAGTGCAGACCTAAGAAGTTTTAGAAACGAAAAACATGGTTCAAGCATACTTGAAAGACACAATGAAGGACATGGATTATTTCTTTATAGACTGATACCATCTCCAAAAACAGAAGAATTGTTCGCAAGAAGATTCTAGTAGGAGTGTACACATGCACAGAAATACATGGAAATCACAAGAAAGAGAATACGCTAAGAAAATACATGGGACAAGAATCCCTGTGACAGGGCGTAGTGGGTCAGACATACCTGACATAACTTCCCACACCATTGTTGGTGAAGTCAAGAAAGGTGATGTCTGTTCCAAGAAAACATTAAAGGCATTGGAAGGAATAAAGGAAGTGGGTAAGTACACTCACAAATATCCTATTCTTTTTCAGGCACATAAAGAAAAAGGTAAAAGGGATGTACAGCATGTTGTTACTCTTTACCTTGATGATTTTTTAAATATTGCAAAACATTTAGTTTTGAAAAATGAAAATCATAATAAATTATTAAAAAGTAGAAAAGACTTATCAATATGAAATGGGGTAAACTAAGTGAAGCGAAAGAAGGAGAAAGAGTGTATTCAATAGTATTTAAAAGGTATTTGGAAGATTGTAATGAGAAAGCAATGTTGCTTCCAGATAAGTTTTCTTCGGCTCTTGTCGGAGTTGCTCACGAGTTCAACAAGTCTTTAGCAATATATGATTCAGTAAAAGTTATTTCATGCTTGATGGTCAATGACGACATGACAGAAGATGAAGCTAGAGATTATTTTGAATATAATATAAAAGGTAATTATTCTGGAGAGGGAACACCATTGTTCTTAGATTCAGTTAATGATATACTTCTATGATAGCCAACTCCTTTCGGCTAAATGACAAACCTAATCATTCTTCGGCAAAAAGAGATTAGGTTTTACCTATAAAGGGGTAGTGTACACCACCACTCTTTTTTTTTAAAAGACTAATTAGTAATCTCACCTACAAGGACTGCCAAAAGAAGCAAGAAAATATACACTAGAATGGCTATATCGTACCATTTCATTAATTACATCCTGAAATCAAACTGATAGAACTTCTTTCTATCTTCGCTTCTTTCTTTGCAATCTGGACATACCTCTGGGGACTCATCAAAGCTCGTCAGAACCTCAAAAGTTTCTTTATCACAGTTTTCATTGTTGCATATGTATTCGTACAAAGGCATGTATGTGTACACTTCCACTAATATTTTTTTTATTTAATTCTCGTTTAGATAATATTGCAAATTTAATTAGGTTTTCTTGTTACTTCACCCATCAAAACTTCAATGTTGCCATCTACTACCCAATTTGCACTTGTAACTGTACTTGATACTGTTAATGCTTTAGATACTAAAGAATTATCTCCACCTATTCTATTAAACGTAATTTCTAATTCACCTATGTCTAATTTTTTAAGGTCACAAGTACCACCACTAGAAACAATATTTTCTAACTTTAATTCGTTTACATAAACTTTAGTAGCACTAATGCTATCTAATGGTGAAATGTGTATTCGGTCATATAACCCACCTTCTGTCTGTAATAGGTCTGCCATATAGTAACCACCTGATACTCGTAAGTTAGGTATTGTAGATGAAGCTGTTTGGTATACAGATAGTCCATCAGCTTGGTTATTAGTAAGTGTTACTTTATTTGCATTTATATTTTCAAGGTTTAATGTTTTACAACTGTTACGACTAAACGTAAGTTTACCTATTTCAATCCGTGTGTTGTTACCATCAATTAGTATTGCCTCTGTTTTACCCGAAGGCAAAGCTGATGGTTGCCCATTAGATGCGTAAGATGTTCCTACGTTTACATTTGATATATCAATAGTTTCTACTGGAGTGTCATTAAGTAAAACTCTAAGCGTGTTAGTTGTTACTTCTTCTTGTAGTTGTTCTTCCCATTCAGAGTTAGGCATATCTGATGGTGCAAGATATACACCTGCATCACGATTACTAAAAGACCTTTCTGCTAATATAGTTTCGTTTACTACTACACCAGTACCAACTGTTGAACCTACTGCTAGAAAACTCATAGCCATCTGTGGACTAAATCCTAGTTTTAATAAAGCATTATATGGTAATGCCAAAGTTTGAAAAAACCTATGCCACTTTTTACTTTCGTTATCTAAATAATCTACTTTAGCCATAACATAATCTCTTATAATTATGCCTTTCTTGTAAGACTGTATAGCTAACAACAATGGTGATTTAATAATAAAAACAATCATCCTAACAAAAGCTCTTGCAATGTCATAAATAAAATTAGCCATTCCTAATATAAGTTTGCCAATACCTTTAACAATATTTACAGGTAATTTAATTATTGATTTAATTATTTTTATTATTCTTTTCATCTTGAATATAGTTCTCCAATAACAATTATACTTCCTAAACACAAGGCAAGCAAAGCAGTAGAAGTTACTACTTTCTTTTTTATTTGTTTTTTATTCGTTTTCAAGTACCTTCATTCCTAATGCTATAATGCCACCTATTGTAGCTGTTGCTAGTTCAGGGACTCCTTTTAATGCACCAATAGCTGCTAGTATACCTAGCACTACTATAGCTAAAAATATTTGTGGTCTAAGTTTACCCATTATTTCTTTTTCTTTCTTTTTAGTTTTTTAAAATCAGCACCAGTAATTTTGTTTCTAGGTTTAGCCACTCTAGCTATCTTCATCTGTGCTTTACTATATTTCTTTTTACCTTTTGGTTTTGGCATAATTCCTCATTAACTTTTTTTATTTCTTCTTGCAAAATTTCTAGCAGCTTCTTTGCTGCTAAATCCCCATGCTTTTAAAGCAAGAGCAAGACGAGTTGGTTCTCCGTTTTTCTTTTTCATTGAACCAGCCATGCCACCAAATCTAGCAGCAAAACTAACACGTCTACCAGAAGTGCCTGTTTTTAATGGTCTTTTAAGATTAGAACCTTCAGTTCGTTTAAAATGAGCACGACCTTTAGCGTTAAGACCACCTTTAGGATTTTGAAATGCTTTTTTAACCATTATCTTTTCTTAGCTGTTTTTTTAGATTTTCTAAAATCTTTAGCTGTTGGTGCACCTTTGCTTCCCGGCTTTCTCATTTTTTCACCAGAACCTGCTTTAATTCTTTTTCTTTTAGCGTGTATGTTTGCATACAAACCTTTTTTCTTTTTTTTAGGAGCCATTATTTTCCGTTTCCCTTAAGTATGTTTAATCCTTTTTTACCACCTAATGAAAGCCACTCTTGAGGAGTAACCTTTCCATCTTCAAGTATATCAGCAAATAGATTTCCTATTCTTTTAAGTTCTTCTTTATCATCTACATTTTTAAGTGATGCTAAAAAAAACTTTACAATATTCTTGTATGGTTGTGGTATCAAAGGCATTAGTGATGTAAATATTTTCATTATCTTCCTACTGCTTTCTGTGATTGTTTATGTGCTTTAGTAAAAGAAGCACCCTTAGACATACGTTTCTTCATGTCTTTTAGATGCTTTACTGTGTGGTGTTTGCCGTGTTTTTTCATAGCTTGTTGTTGTCTTGTAGACAATCCACTCATGCTTACACCTTTTACTTTAATTGTTTTTGGTTTAGTAGCCATACCCTCTCCTAGTTGGCTTTTTCATTTTTTTCTTTTTAACTGTCTTCTTTATTCCCTTCTTCATCGGTCTTTTCTTCATTCCCGGCATTAGTTACCTCCTGTAACTTTCTGTTTAAATCTAAAACTAAAAGTTCTAGTTCAGCTATTCTTTGATTGCGACCTTGTACCAAAGTTAATAAATCTGCTTTAGTCTGTTCCTCTGATGTCATTTGCTCTCCTATATTTCTACTTCTATTAAAGGTTGATTATCGGCTTCAAAAACTTCGTTTATACCATCTACTACATCTGTAAGTATTGCATATGTTCCGTCAATATAAGTTATGCAATCTTTAAAATATTTTTTTGGCAAAGTAACATCATTTATAATTTCATGAGTGTCAGCTGTTATATCCATAACATGAGTTCTAATCCCATCTGTGCCAATAAATATTAAATAGCCAGCATCAAAGTCAGCTGACTGTCCACAAAATGTAATTGTATTATTTGATTTTCGTCTTATTATTGTAGCCATTAACTTATTGTTGAATCTCCTGCATCTATACCTTGTATAAATGTTTTTCCGTCATTGCTTCCACTATATATAAAGTATGAAAATAAGTTTACATTTCCAAATGTACCTGAAGCATTATCTGTTCTAATAGCTCCAGTATCCCATGGAGCACCATTTAGTGTATTTATAGCAGTATAACTACTTGTTTTTGTATAAGCAGAGCCATTGAAATCTATTATATGGAAATTTTTAGTACCACCTGCTTCTGAATTTGCATCATTACCATGCATTATAATTCTTTGCCTTTGATGGCTATATATCAAACCAGCACCAGGTTGGTTGCTTCCGAAATGTCTACCATATTTTAAATCGTCTATTTCAACAGTATTATTCATGGTTGTTGTCGGATTACCAGTACTTGCAAATGTTACAGAAGTTCCTGAAACTGAAAGATTACCAATATAAAGGTTATCGTTTACAGCATTGCTACTACTGCTGCCACCATATCTAAATAAGAAATGAAATTTGTTATGCTCTGTGTCATAAATCATACAGCTTCCACCATGAGGGTCAGTAGCATCTAATTCGCAATTTGCTAAACCATAATTGGCATAAGAACCTAAAGATGGGTCACCAGAAAAATGCGTAATAGTTCTTGCTCTTAAAGCGTTTCCTTTGGTATACATAATAACATTTACATCTGCATCTGGACTATAAGCAATACCAAAGAAATTATCAGAATCATCATTAAATTCAGCAGCACTACCTACTGTTAAACTGCAAGCAGAAGCATCATTTATTTTTACTGTATTAACATAGTCTTTACCATTGCTATAGTCTTCATATAGTATGTCTACAACTCCATCATGGTCTTGTATTTCTGAAAGATTATTCCTTGATACTTCATTATTACCAGAAGAATTAAAAACTGTTGCTACACTACCTGCTGTATCAACACCTCTGCTTGAGTTTAATTCAAATGCTTTAGCAAAAACACCTGCGTTGGTCCAGTAAGCTGAATATGGACTTCTATAAGTTACAATCAACCTATTAGTATTAGTATCATAATGACACCCTGTAGATGTTGTTCCGTTTGTATCACTTGAAACTACAATTTTGTCACCAAATGTAATTGTTGTTCCTGATACAGTTCCAATTCTAATTGTTGGCACAGTAGAGCTACCACCATCACTAAAAGCAATAATAACTTGGTTTGTATCAGGGTCAAAAGCAAGTGATGTACCTTCAGACCTAGCAGTATTAAATCCAGTACCACCATCTATTGCAGTTCCACCTGTATCTTGCGTAGCAAATGTTACAAGTTGAGCATCTGTTGAACCAGTAAACTCTTGTCCATTTATCTTTGCTAAGTTTGCATCAGTAATACCATTTAAATCAGTAATGCTTGCGATTGCTATTCCATTTAATTTTGTTACTTCGTTAGCCATTATGCGTGTTCTATAACATCAAGGCTTGGCATAAACAGTACGCTTGTACTTGTTAATGCTACACCTACTCGTTGTAAAAAATCTCCTGATCCAGGCACTGTATGAGTTACTGCTCCGTCATCACTTACATATAGTTCTTCACCTCGTGTTAAGCTTAAACTTGCATCAACATACACACCATATATTAATATTTTTTTATCACTACCTGCGGCTTCTAAAGCCACTCCAACTGCTGGCATTGTGCTTTCTGCATCTTTATCAGCATGGTCATACTCTCCATCTGCCTTTAAATAAACAACCATTCCTGCCGTTACACCCGATGCAAGTGTGCCTTTGATAACTATTCCTGTTCCACTATGGTCAGTTGATGGTGCTACATCACTAAATATTACTTGACCTTCATCACCAAGTGTTATTGATTTATCATCACCAAGTGTTAAATCACCTGCAAGAGTTAAAGAACCATCTGCTAATGTAAGTAAGTCTGTATCGTCAGTGTGACCAATAGTTGTGCCATTTGTAATTACATTATCTACTGTAAGAGTAGTAAGTGTTCCAAGTGAAGTAATGTTGCTTTGTGCTGCTCCAGTTACTGTAGCTGCTGTACCACTTGCGTTACCAGTTACGTTACCAGTTAATGTTCCTACGAAACCTGTAGCAGTTACCTTACCCGTACTTGGGTTGTATGTTAAAGTGCCATCTGATTCTAAGCCTATGTTACCACCATCAACATCACCACCTGCTGTAAATATAATTGCATTATCTTCATCTGTAGATTCGTTATCTGTAATTGTAACTGTAGTCGCTACTGCTGCTGTACCAGAGTATCCAGATGATGTAATTGTACCTAGTGATGCACTTGCATCTTTAAATGTAATTGTTCCACCATCTGCGTTTAGTTCTATGTTTGCTTCAGCATCAAGAACAATGTTGCCTGAACTAAGTGAATCAATTTCTGCTATCTTTGGTGTAGTTAATGTTTTGTTAGTAAGGGTATCTGTTGATACTAAAGATACTAAAGTTGAGCTTGCACCTGCTGGCAATGTAAGAGTGTTTGTTACAGATGCACTATGAGCTTGTGCTTTAATAGTCTGTCCATGTGAGTTATCTTCACAATTTAATATAATACTTCCAGAATTAGTGTTACCCCTTACTTCAACTATACCCGTACCATGTGGTGCTAATTTTATATTTCTATTACTTGCATCAGTAATAATTGAGTTAGTTTGTACATCTAAATCACCACCAAGATGTGGTGCAGTATCTTCAACAACATTTGACAATGCACTTGATGTTGCAAGACCTGATACAACTACGCTTCTAGCAACCTTTTTTAATGCTCCATCAGTATTATCTATTGCTAAAAATGTATCAGCATTATCAATGCTTGATATAGCAGATAAACTTGTTACTGCTGTTGGGTTAAAGTTAGTGCCATCTGCAATTAACAACATACCTGATGTGTTAGTTCCCATAACTAGGTCATCTCCTGTTATAGTCAAGTCACCACCAACAGTTACATCGCCTGTAGTTGTTACTGTATCTATAAACGCATCTTTAAATCTTACTCCAGTAGTACCTAAATCTACGTCAGAATCGGTTACTGGTTGCAATACTCCGTCTATTAACTTAATTTGGTCTGCTGCACCTGCTCTAAAAATAATATTGTTATCTGTGCCAAAATCTATATCGTTATCAGCATCCCTACCAAGAACTAAACTTGTGTTTAATATAGAGGTAATTGCTGTTTCTGCACCACCAGTTAATACTGCTGTTCCCCCAACTGTAATTGCATCAGCTTCTACTGTGCCGTCAAAGTGTCCATCTTTAAATTGCAAAGAAGATGAACCTAAATCAATGTCATCATCTGCTACAGGTAATAATGCACCATTTACAAGTTTAATTTGGTCTGCACCTTCAGCTCTAAATAAAATTGTGTTGTCAGTTGCAAAGTCAATGTCATTGTCTGCATCTCTACCAACTACTAATGCTGTGTTTAATATTGATGTAGCACCTGTAATTGCTGCTGTCCATTCAGGAGCCGTAGCACCAGAGTTTACCTGCAAAAGTTTACCTGCTGTGCCAATTCCAAGTCTTGATAAAACTGTGGTTGAGGAAGCATAGGCTAAATCTCCTGCCGCTTGGCTATCAAATATATGTCCTGTTCCGTCAGTATGTTCGTACTCAGTTTGAGTAATCTGAGAACCTACCGACTTATGTTGAAATTCATTTGCCATTATGTAGTTTTTACCTCCGTCATTTCTAATGTTAACAATCTTGTTTGGTCAGGTGCAACCCCACGAGTTGCATAAACCCTGGAAGATGTCATTGCATCTTGGTATTTAAGGTTAACAAAATGTGTTGATCCGTCTGGATCTTGTAGTTGTACAAAAGGTTCTTTCCTAAGTGTCTCTAAACTAGATACATCTGTTGACAATACTGTGCTTGTCCTTACTCTTCTTAGTTGCATTGACCTTTTGTCTGTTAATTTAATTACTGCTGTCCACCTCCTGTAATCAATCGGATTCCAAGCAGCATGGAAAACAAGTGAGTTTATTCTTGGTGACACAGACATTTCATCTGTAGCAAAAACCAATTTAAATCTAATACGATCAAAATTTACTAAAGCTGAACTAAATGTACCAGCTACAGTTTGGCCTGTACTACTAAATATTCCGTCTGATCCCCATGTATTCCAACCAATATTGTCGTTGTCTGTATCATCGTCTGTTTTATAAAATACTGTAACAGTCTTATTTGAACTTAAATTTGTACCTGTCAAAGTTAATTTGATTGCAGATTTGTTTATATCAGGGTAGTTAAAGTTAATAAATGGTGTATAAAATTGACCTGATAACTTGTGTTCTGCAACTGAGTTAAGTGCAGGGTTTTCGTTCCTAATCGGCATTCTTATTCTAAATGCTCTAGGTTCTAATTGGTTATTAGAATCAGCACTATCATCGTTAAGTAAATTGCCAAGAACAAATAAACTCATTCTGTCGCTACCTTTAAACTTACCCATAGCGTTAATAGTAGATACGTCAAAACTTGCAACTGTGTGTGGCACATCTTCTGTTGCTGCACCAGGTTCTTCCTGTTGAGTTCTAACTGATAAAAGTTTTACTGTTCTTGATAAGTTTGCTCCTGCAAAAGAAAACGGGAAAGTGTATGGGAAACCTGAACTCTCAGATGCTAAATCATCTGCTAGTGCGACAAAGAGGTTATTTCTATCCTGTGTTAGAGCTGTAACTCTTCCACCAAATCCTCTAAATGCAGGAGCTTTAAATATGTAAGATAAATCTGTCCAAACGTATGAGCCATCAAAGTTACCAACATCTATTCTAAAAAATGATTGGTCTCCACCACCTGCAAAAATTGCACCTGATCTACCTTGGGCTGCTTTAAAGTTTGAATCGTCTGGAAATAAGTTTGCTTCAGGTTGCAAATCAAGAAATTTGTTTGCTGTTCTTGAGTATTGGAAAAGTCCATCTTCTCTTCCTACATACAACCTATCGTTTGCTGAAAATAAATTAGTTATGTTTCTGTCTGAGTCACCGCATTTTATTTCGCTTCCCCAGTTTGCTGTGTCACTTGGATCTGTAGATACAGAGATTTGATTAGTTCTGTTTTTAAATAAAGCCAAGTCTCCACTTGCATTACGAGCTCTTGCAAAAAATTCTGCAAACCTAGCGTTGCCAGTATTAGTGGCAGGTGCGGCCCAAGTAGTGCCGTCTGTACTTCTTAAATATACTGCACTTGTACCTCTACCTGCATACAATGCTCCATCAAAACTAATAAGGTCTGTAATTGCGTAAGCTGCATCGTAGTAAACTGCATTAAATATTTCGTTAGTATCATCCCATTTAAAGATTGTTCTTCCACAACCTGCATATATGTTGCCACCAAATTCTTGTGGTTCAGTCCAAGTTGCACCACCTTCAGGAAAAACAGCAAGATCATCTAATGCAAATACATCACCACTCTTAGATAAAAGTATTCTAACCTTTATAGAACTTGCACTACCATCAATAGTTCTTGATGTAACTGCTCCTGTAAACGCTGAAGTTTCTGTAATTGCTGTTGCTGACGTAGTTCCTGCTGAATCTATAATCTGTAGAGTTGCGTTCCCTGAACCAGATATTCTTCTAAGATAACAATGTGCAAAAAGTTTTTTGCTTTGAAATAAAGTAGGTGAGTTAATAGTCTGTTCTATGTAACCACCATCTGCTGTTGCAGTTAGTGTAGCACCTCTATCGCCATTTTTAACATAAGTAGAGGTTGATGCAAGAGTAATATTTGATGTCGTATAGTCACTCATGTCATAGGCACTTGTGCTATCTAAATTTTCAAATCTACCATTTTTAATTAAAATATCTGATTCGTCTGTAAGGTAACCTAAAGTAAGTTCACCTCTAAACATTGCAAGAACTCCATCAGAATAACCATATCTTGCTCTAGCTCTGTTAGCTTCAGTAGCAGTACCGAACCTAGATATAGTTGATGCACCAAATCCACGATGCCAAGAGTCTTGGTCAAGAACTAAACCTATGTCAGGTGATTGTTGCTGGTAGTTTGCCGAATCACTAACTTGTCTTGGAGGAGCTGGTGACACATGGTCTATCTTCCATCCTCCAGGCACATTCGGTGCATCTCTAAATAACTTTAGGCCTATCTTGTTTGTAGAACCATCAGTTTTACTTAATACAATATCCGAACTGTAGGGAGAGTTAGACATTAATAATTACCTCCACCACCTATAGCATTAACAACACCTTTCATTAGAGCTAGTGGTGCCATTGATCCATGACCTTGATTTACAAGATTCTGAAAATGAGTTTGCCTTCGTTGTGCTGCATTTAAGTCAGCTATGTCTAATTGGTCTATATCTTGCTGGAACCACAACGCTGCTGCTTGATTAATTAACAACCTAGCTTGTTGTTGGTCTATTTCCATAGTGTCAGAGCCAGAAGATAGGGCCGAAAGCACACCCATTCCCCTGACGTGCAGACTTCTGTCTGTACCTGATATAGAACTTCTTACTAAAATATTGTCACCTTCTTCTCTCCAGTCTAGTAAAGGAGCTCCAACGTGACTTGGTATTTCGCTTTGACCTGAAGTAGCAATAAGTTCATCTGCATAAAATACGAAAGCATCGGATGCACTTGTAACGTGTAATCCAACTTTAATGCTTGTTGCTAAATCTTTTGCATCTAAGGTGTGAGTTAATCTTTCCCATCCACCTCCAGAATGTGTAGTTCCTGTTGATATGGAATCAGAATCTATTTGTATGCAAGCTGATACTCTTGATGCAGTCTTTGAATATACCCACACACCTACGTTTATTTCTTCACCTTTATAGTTGGTTCCGCTTGGAACTGTAAGCAAAGCTGTGTTGACAGAACTTGCTGCAACTTGAAATTGTGCTGAGTTTGAACCAGCAAACACCATGTAGTTGTCTGGTGATGTAGTCTCTGCTTCTTGTGTAATGCTTGTAAAACTATCGTTTACCCAGTCAGCAGGTGTAGTTGAGTCTGTCCATGTTTCAAAGTCACAGTTAAGGGTTCCAACAATGTTGTTTCCGTAGCTGTTCACATCTATTCTTGTCTCTTCATATACTTGCCTTACATATCCTTGTGCAATACTTGTAGGTCTTGCGTATTTAAACTGACTGTCTGCTAAAGCTAAAGTTCTGTCGTTAACTTCCTTGTACAATCTTGGAAAAACATTAAACCTTGCATCATTAATTGAGTCTCTAAGTTGATTAGGATCATATCTATAAATCTCAAAAGTAGCCTGTGTACTGCTATCTGATGTCAAACTAGTACCTGATACAGTAATTGTGCCAGAACTCGCTGTATAGTCCGTTACACGCCTTACAGTATCATCATTATTGGCACTTGTTATTTTAATAAAGCTGTCATTAAGTGCATCGTCATTATTAAAACCAGAGTCTGTAAGCTCTGTAGAAACAACTGATGTGTTTGCTGCAATAGCAGTTGTAGTAGTAAATGAACCTATAAAAGCTCCAATAGCTCTTCCAAACTGAGGTAATAGATTGTCAAGAGTTGTAGTTGCCATTATATTGGAACCTCCGTTGTTTTACCTGATTGTACGTCTACTCTAATCTTAAGAGGTCTAGTCAAACCAGACCTATCTGTTTTCATAAATAAAAACTCTTGAGCTATAACTTGTCCTGTTACAGGATCCTGGATGTTAAAACTTTGGATTACAGGCATCCTTCCAGCCATCTTTTGCTTGGCCATGTTAATCCTGTTTTGTTCAATGGTTGTACCTCTATTAGGAGATTCACGATGTTTTCTGACTTCTTCATAAACTTTTTCACCAGCTTTAGTGTCTTCAGAATGTTTAGTGGCTAAATCTGCTGCCATTTGGGCATGAGATTCTGTATCACCATAACCAATCTTACCTTCAGGTATTACCATTTTCATCTTCTTGCCGTTTTTAAGGACAGAATGTTCTGAAACTGATATCTCAGGTTCTTCTTTAAATATATTATTTTTATTCGACTTGTTGTATTTACCCATACTACGCAGCCGTATTTATAACAACGCCGTGAATACCTGTGTTTGCAGTTCCATAAGATACGTTTATAACTGCATCTGTGCTTGTAGCTTCAACCATTTTAATATTCTTAAGCGTATCGTTGCCATATATAGTAAAAGCATCACCTGCACTAACTAATACACCCTCAGCAGTTGCTGGATCTGTACCATCTAGTCTGTACCTAATTGCTGCTGTTTCAACTTTTACTTGTGCAAAGTTAACGTCAGAAGGTACTGTAAGTGATCTTACTGTTGCATCGACTGTTAATTTCTGATGTCCAAATGCCATCTTCTCTCCTTCAAGCAAAGAGAGGGTACTTTATATGCCAGAGAACCCTCTCCCTACTATTAATTATCTTTATGTAGCACCTGTAGTAGATGTCCAGTTTGATCCGTTCCATCTAACGTGTGCTTGTAAGTTTTGTTCAATAACGCAAATTGCTGCATCAGAGTTGTTACCATCTCTAAGTGTGATAGCTTCTGCTGCATCAGCTGTGTTCCTAATCCAAATGTCACCAAGCGAAGTAGTTACGCCAGTTTCAGAAGTGTCTACATATAGTAGATCAACTGTTCTGCCAGAACCTGCGGGGTCCCAGTTTTGGTATTTGTCAGTAGCTGCTGTGATTGTAAAGTCACCTGCTGCAATATCTTGCGTATTAACTGAACTGTATTGTAAAGTTCCTACACTCATTTATTCTCCTATTTTAGGTAATTTTATTTTTTGAGGTTTTGGTTTCTCCGTTTCCATCTTGGGGAGCTGCTCATCTTTTTGCGATCTCTGAGATGCTTCAACCTTTGCAGGGAGCTTCATCAGTCCGCCTTTCTCAAGATACCCAACGATGCTTTCTGGAAACATTCGTGCTTTGGTTTTGTCCATCCTAACAAGCTCACCATTCAGCGATTTTGCAGGCAGGTATATGTAAGCCATAGTAGGATCATCAGACCACTCAGGTTCAGGAAGTTCAGTTAGTTTATTATCCTCAAGATGTTTCTCAAGAGTAATATTCCATTTATTCTCAAACTTAAGTTCTTTTATGATGGTTTCCCATCTGTCTGTTGATTGAGTAGTCATTTCTTTCTACCTCTCCTACCTCTTCTTCGTTTCCCAGCTTTAACTTGACTAATAGGAGCAACCCTATCGGCCTTGCTGGAAGACGGAGAACCAATAATTTCTTGTTTGGTTTTGACGAATGCTGGTATGTACTCGCCAGAGAAAACTAATTGTTCACCCTTCAACACAGACTGCCTTTTTACCTTTGATAAGTAATGTCCAACCCTCTCCGTTTTAACACGAAAAGCATCTCCACTAACTGCATCAAAGATAGTTGTATACAAGTGATCTTCATTGCTGTCGATCATTTTAGTATAGTAATCCTGTTGTTGGGTAGTCATCTAATCTCCTATAGTGCGTCTGATGCACCGAGCATTTCAACACCCCAAGGATCAGCTACTTCAGCTTCTCCCCATTCACCAACCATTACCATCTCAGTACCTCTTAATGAAGCATCTCTTTCTTCTTCAGCTTCCATTTCATGAGCCATAGCTAATGCTAATGCTTGTGGAACGAATACTGCACCCTTAGAGTCACCAGAACCATCTCGTGTCAATACACCTGATTGGTAAATTGGAACACCGAAAGCTCTTTCGTTTCCTCTAAAGTAGTTTTGTACCACTTCAGCAGTAATACCTTCTGGAATAGGCTGTGCCGCCATACCAGTAGTACCTCCACCTTGGATACCTGTTACTTCTTGTACGAAAGCTCTGATCTGCTCTGGGTGGAATACACCACTAGCTTGACCTGGAGCCATTCCAAAAGAAGCGTTGTTGTCTGTTTTTAAGTATGAGACTGCACCTGCAACGTGGTAGTAAGTAAGGTAGCTTCCTGCTGCACCGATTGAGTTTGAAAACCCATCGAACAGAGTAGTAAGATCACTTTCTAGTAATCTTCCTAAAGCACCACCTTGTACTTCTCCAACGTGTGCAAGTATGTCATCGTTGTTTTGTCTTGCTAATCTATCAGATACGAAAGTCATGATTCCGTGTTCAGAAGCTGTTACGCTTGTTACAGTAACAGAAAGCTGTTGCGGAGCTGATATGTCAATACCTTCAGTAACTGCTACAGCATCGTTTCTACCCCATAATGGAATGTTAACTTGCTTTGCACCCTGAGGGATGTCATACCTTGCTACCAACTGGTTTGTAGGGCCAGCAGGTTCTATGTTTGAAATTGCAGAAGCAATAACAATATTAGACATATCTGAAAGACTTGAACTTGACGATAGTGATAATCCACTTGCCATGTTATTAATCCTTTTTAACTAATTAAAGGCTTGCGTAGCCTTTATTTTTTAATTCATTTCTAGCTGCACGATACTGTGTAGCATCAATTTGACCACTAGCCATCATTTGAGATAAATCAGATATAGTTGTTACCCTGTTACTCCCCGCTTTTGGAGCAGAGCTCGTACTTGGCGGAGTCTGAGTTTGAGGAGCAGGCTCTTGTGTAGCTGCCTGTTCAGGTTGTTTAGGTGTGGATAATTCATCAATGTTTTTCTGTGCCAGTCTTATCAACTGTGCAGTAGACATATTCTGATTCCAACCTTTCCAGACTTTTTCATCAGTCTCCAGGATGTTAAGTCCTGACTCTTGAATCATTTGTCTGGTTGTGTCCGCAAGAACTTCTTGTTGTGGAGACATCTTAGGTTGTTCTTGCACTTGTGGTGCAGGATCCTGTTGTTTCTCTTCTAACTTATTCTTGTAATATTCAACCTGTTGTTCAGGATCAAGCTGTTCAACTTGAGCTCTTTCAACACTCTCAGTAAATTTTAAAACAGGTTCCAATCTTTTATCGATCATATCCTGCAACTCTTTTTGTTGACTTGCCGTATGATTGGCAAATCTACCTTGAAAAGAATTTAAAGCTTCTTTACTTGCATCGGCTGCTGCCTTTGCTGTCATTTCAGCTATCTTCTCTGGTGTAAGAGTTGTTGATGGCGTTTCTTCCTCTGGTTGCCCTTGAGCTTCCACTGGTGTCTTTGCAGCATCATTATTTACTTGTTCAGCTATTTGCTGTTCTTCTGCCGTAACAGTTTCTTCTTGTGAAGCCTTGACTTCTTTTTCGTCTGCCATGAGCCGTAACCCCTTCTACTATCGGACTTTTTGTCCGTAGGACATTTTATTTAAAAATAACATTATTTATTAAGTTAAGTCAACACTAAACACTAAGATTGTCATCGTAGACACCTAAATCAATATGGTTCGCTTGTCTCCAAAAGTTTTCTTCACCTTGGTTTCTTTCATGTGCAAGCTTGTCGTAATATCCCCATCTGTATAAAAACGCATCTAATCCTGGATTCAATCTTCTCAATGCTGATTTAGTGTCAGATATCTTTTGCCTTATGTCTTTAAGATACTGTCCGTATTCAGGGTTAGCTAAGAGTGTATCTCTTCCTGTATCAGTAGCTTGCAAATATTCTTCGTAAAGTTTTTGTGCATATTCAGAATACTCTTCTCTTTCAATAACAGCTTTTGATGATGACTCCCAAAAAAATTCATACTTTTGTCTTGCGTTAATAAATTCAGCTTCTAGTTTAGTCATATCTTTTCCAGACTGAATATATTTTTGCACATAGTCATAAACATCAGTTCCGTACTCATCTATGAAATCTCTTACTGCTTTATCTCTTTCTATAAAATTATAACCTTCAGGTCTATCCCATGAAGGGTTGTTAATAATGTCGTTTAGAAAAACTTTAGCTGCTCTGTCTTCTGGCTGCATATCTTCGTCATATTTTTTTGCTAATGTGTCAAAATATTCTTTAGTTTGAGAAAGATCACCACCTTCTGCCTGCCTTTCATTTAATGCTTTATACTCTTCTCTTCTTCTTCTGTTTGCAGGTGCTAATATTAACTGCCTAAACTCAGCAGGAGTAAAAAACTCATTTTGATTCATGAGCTCTATACCTTCTCTTACTGACTGTTTATGCTCTTCATCAATAGATTCTTTGGCTTCGTAATAATTTTCTAATTGTTCATAAAGTTCGCCACCACCTCTGTTTGATATTTCTCTTGCCAAAGTTCTATATTCTTCAAATTCTTCATCTCCAGCAACTGCTTCTCTTTTTTGAACATCATTTAAATCTTTGTACCTTTGACCAAATTTTTCTAATGAAAGCTCATCTTGACGATTGCCTTTTCTTTCCCAAACATTCATAGGCCTAGTTCTTAAACCAGCAATCTCACCAAGAGTACCTGATAATCCTGTTCTATATGGATCCGCTATTAATGAACTTTCAAGCCAAAATGGCATTGCTGCTCGTGCAACGTGTTTACCCATATCAATAGGGCCTTCAAGTTCTTCGCCCATAAATGTTTCTTGGTTGTACAAATCAATAGCTAAACCTGTTACAGGTGAAGTCCTACCTCTTAAGTAATTAAAAATTGGGTTTCCTCTTTGCTGTTCCATTATGTCTTCTTCTGTAAAAGCATTATCTGTCATAGTTGTTGCTGCTCGTGCAAAGCTTGTCCAAAAAGATCCAAACCCAAGCCTGTCGCCACCAAGTTCAACTGTTAAAAATTTAGAACTTCTAGGATCTAGCTCAGGCTCTTGACCTAGTGCTGATGCCATAGTTATATAAGTTCCAAGGCCAAATCCTGCCATACCGACAAGTGCTTCCCTGGATTGTGCACCAGACATTCCACCTCTGGTTACATCAGCAATTAAAGACATTGATGCTCTTGTGTATCTTGGAGAAAAAAATAAAAATGATCTTTCTATGGCTTGTTGTGTTGGTCCTATACCATATTCAGTTGAATTTAATGATCCTGTAGCTTTATTTAAAAAAGATGTAAGTTGCCTTAAACCATCATCACCATTTTTTGAAAACGTGCTTCTTAATGCTTTGTAGCCTTTAATTCTTAAAACGTCAGATGCGTGTGTAAAGTTATTTTCAAACCTACCTAATGTTTGCTCAATAAGCGGCCTGGCTTTTGACATCTTGCTTGATCCTAGCAAAACCTGATTACCTTGAAACATATCAGTTGCTTTTCTGCCAAGCTGCCCACCTTTTTCAACGTATTCATCTAATAAACTTCTTTGCCCTATTATGTTTCCTGCATCATCTACAACATCAACTATTTCGTCTGCCATTTCATTCATAAATTTTTGCATAGAGTTAGGATTAAAAAATGCTTTAAACCCTTCAATCGTTGAATCACCCCAAACTTTGTACAGGCTTCCAGCTTTAACAACATTACCAGTTGCAAGTGCGGCAGTTGCAGAACCAAGTATTGGTAAACCTTGAAGTAAAGAAAAACCAAAGTCAAACCCAGTTTTACCTACCCTAATTACATCACCACCCTTGCCAGCAGTTTCTGCTAGTTTGCTAAATGTTGTGCTTTCTTCTGTTCCTAATAAAGCAGTAAACCTTTTTCTAAGCTGCTCTCCTCTTTCTCCTTCAAAATGCAAATTGTCAAACAATTTTGGTAATGGTTGTCCAGGAACCTGTCTATCAAAAATTCTACTGGCATCTTTGCTTTTTGTTCTACCTTTTATCTTGTCAATTACATTAAAGTTATCAATAGATTGTAAAAACACTTCTTTGTTTCTTTGGTATTCTTCGTTAAATTCTTTTCTAACTTTTGTTTTTTCTTGACTTGTTTTTGCATTTTTAAGTCTTCTTCTTAGTTCTTTGGTTTTTGCTGGATCAGGCTCAAGAATATCTGCAAGTTCTCCATAACCTTGTTTTCTTAATTTTTGTATACTAGCTGGATCAACAGATTTTCCAGCAATAAGTTTTGTTTTAACATTATCGTATATCAACCTTCTATCAGTTTTGCCCATAGCCCAAGCAATACCAGTTGTACCCTTAAGGCTTGCTGCTTTTAATTTAGAAGCTGTTTTTTGTTTATTTACAAGATTATAAGCACCTCTAAGATATGCTTCCATAACACCCTCAATAGAATTAGCTGCTGTAAGTTTTCCATCAATAAGCAATTCGTCTATTGCTTCATCAAATTCTCCAGTCAATTTTCTTTTTTTAATAAAACTTGCATCACCAGTTTTCTTAAGAACAGCTTTTTGTTGCCCTTCTGTTAAAGAATCAAATAACATTTTTCTTGGAAAATATCCTCTCCTTGCTACTTGTTTACCTTTAACTTCCCTTATACCTTCTTTTAAAAGTTTTACATCTATATTGTTGGCTTTTAATAAATCTGCAACGTCATCTGTTACACCCCATACATTTCTCAAAGATAAAAGTTGTTCGTCACTAAGATTTTTGTAAGAAGATATTTTTCTTAAATCGTTTGCATCAAGTTGCATCCATTCTTCTTTGCCTAATCTTTTTGCAACATTGTCTAGTTTTTCGTTTTGTTTAATTCCAACAAATGCTTTTTCAAAAAAATTACCTACAAACGTGTCTCCATCTTTTACGCCAAAATTTTTACCTATGTCAGATGCTTCAATATTTCTTATTTGTGCTTTATCTCCAATTTCAAACAAAGCATCAAGGCCTTTTTTTTGGCTACCTGGTTTTAATCTTGATAGTGGAGGAGCCATCTTTGCTATTGCTGCTGAAATAAAATTTTCTGTTCTTGCACTTCTTATCATGCCTTCAGCAAAAATTCTGTCACCTTCATCTTTTGCTACATCTATTACAGTTGATTGACCTCTAATTTTGCCCAAAGTTTTTTTCAATGTTTCTGTTAAAGGCCCTGGCATTGGTATTTTATCTAACAGGTTATTAAACTTACCGCTAGATATTTGTGCAGCTTGTTTACTTATTTCTCCATCAGAAACAGTATCGTCAGCTAATACTTTAAATTTTCCTAATTTTTTTGTTGTTTTAGTGCCCGCTTTTGTCGCAGTTGTAAGCCCTTTAATTCCTTTAACAGCAGCTCCTATAGGAAGGTAACTTAAGGGATCTAAGGCTATTTCCATTGGTAGTGTTTGCCACAACGGAAGGTCTTTTTCTTTATAAGATTCTCTTGATGCTTTTAAAAAATCAATCACACCTGTTTCTGGTGAAGCATCTCTTATTTCTTTTGCTCTTGCCCTTTGATTAGGATCAAATATACCTCTTACAACAGATGCACCAACTTCACCTGGAATTGCGGCTGTTTCTAATACTGTCATTGCACTAGAACCAAGCCTTCCCCAAAATCCAGGATTATCAAGTGGTGTAGGATTTTGTTTTGATGCTAAACTTTTTGCAGCTTCAATAGCTAAATCATTTTGAGGTTCAACTGTAGGCATAGGTTCTTGCCCTAATCTTTGTGCTTCTTCAGCTAACTTACCAATTCTCCTAGCTTTTACTAATCTTTCTAGGTTACGTTGATTGTTTCTTGCATTAGGAGATCCGAGTGGGGAGACCATTATAATATTCCTAGCCTTTCACCTAATGGATTTCCTCCCTGATAACCTGTAAATGGAGTACCTTGATCTCCTGGAGTAAATTGTGCTGCTCTTAGTGCAACTTCATCAGGTGCATATCCTCCAGCAGCAGCAGCTCCAAACACACCTTGTTGCCCAAAGTTTGTAAGAGGTATATCTGCTTCTGTCATATTTGGATTGTAAAATGGTACCTCTGGTGTATCAAACCTTATTTGAGTTGTTGGAGGTGTAACTGTTGTGCCTTGATCTGCAATAGGAGCTGGTGAAGGTATTCTTCCTGCTTCTACCAAAGAATTATTAATTTGTTCATCTGTAAATCCAAAAAATTCTTTAGGTGGTCCTTGATAGTTTGAGCTTGATGCTAAAGTGTTAAATACAAGCGGATCATTTAATCCATAAGATCCAAGTTGATTGTTTCTTATAAATCTTTCTTCGGTAGTTCCGTCTAGTTTTTCTATTGTGTAAAATGCACCAGGAACTGGCCTTACTCTTCTGCCTTCAGGATCAGTTGGATCAAGTTCATATTCAGGCTGCCCAGGAGAAGAAGATGCTTTCATCTTTAATCTTTCACCAGTCGATGGATCGTTTACATTAATTGTTGCTGCTATTTCTCTTTGTGCTGCCGCCAAGTCTGCTGAAGTAGTATCAGATGGTGCAGGTTGTTGCATAGCCGTTACAGGTGTTGTTTGTGTTTGTGCAGTTGGAACTCCAGTTGTAATTGGTGTACCAGATGGTGCAGTTGGCATATTTAATAAATTTTGTGGAACATTAAATGGACTTGTTGCTCCTCCAGCAGGCAAAGCTCTATTTAGTTCATTTTGTAGTTGAGTAAGAGGGTTACCTCCTGATCTCACAATAGCTGCTAATTGTGCAGGATTTGAATATATTTCTGCTAGTTGACCTAATAAACCTGCTCGTCTTTGTGCTTCTGCTTGTGATTGTTGTTGACCAAGTTGCTGTGCTTCAAGTTGTGCTTGTAAAACAGATGGAATATTTTGAGCTTGTATCCTTCTTAACTCTTGTGCTTGCTGTGATGCAAGTAAAGATTGTGGATCAAAGCCTTGTACAAATTCTTCAGAAACAGTCACTTCTCCTGTTGTAGGATCAGTTGTTTCAACTGGTCTGTAAAATCCACCAATTAATCCACCAGATGCACTTAATGCTTCTTGAGTAAGTTCTTGTCTACCAAGCGGTGTAAGTCTATCTACAAAATCTCTAACACCTTCAGCAGATTCAGTACCTGTTGCAACTGATGTCATCAATCCGCCTGTAGCAGCAATAGTTCTTGAACTTCTTTCAATATCTTCAAGCTGTTGGATATTTAAAGAACCTGCTGGACCACCAAGCAGTCCGCCTGTAGCACTTACCTGTGCTTGTAAAATATCATCAGATGATGCTTGTATGCCTGTAGCAGAAGAAACTTGATTACCATATATTTCTAAAGCTGCATCAATAGCTGGATTGACTTCGTATCTTGTAAATAGTTGCTTTGTTCCATCATCAAGAGTTTGCGATTCTGTAACTTTTACAAATAAATTACCAGGATCTAACAATTCTGTAGGAAAGCCTGGAAGTGCTGTTATGCCATCAAGATTTTTTGGAGTTCCATCTTGATTTAAAGGTATTTCTAAACCTTTTAACTCAAACATTTTTGCTACAGGATTTACTCCACCAAAACTTGTAAGTTCCTCACCAGATAAATTTTCAACTCTTTCTACTTCTGTAGTAGTTAATGGAGTTCTGTCAATAAATTCTCCAGGTGCAAGAGGGCCTTGTAAAGATACATCTGTTGAAAGGCTTGTGTCTATTTCTGGTATTTGACCTTCTATTGTTGCTTCAGATACAGCATCATTTCTAACTGTTGTATAATCACCTGATTGTCCAGAACGATTTGGATTTTTTGCAATAGAGTTATTATTAAGTCTCATTGTAGTAATTAACCAATTAGGGATGTCTGGTTCTTCCATAGACAAACCACTAGCATCTCTATCTCTTCCAAAAAGTCCACCAGCGTTTAATAATGAAATATCAGATGCTTGTAAATTTGCAAAAGACTTTCCAAGAACATAAGCATCTCTAGTTACAGAAACCTCGTGATTGTAAGGATCAGTTGTATTACTAGCTTCATCTGCATTAACTATAAAATATTGCCTAATTGTGTCTGCTGGTATAAATGTTTTGCCAATAGTATATGCTGGAACTTTGTAAAGATACTCTCTATATATTGCACCACCATCTCCTGGTTTTTGATCAATTAAAGTTCTTTCAGTTTCAACATTTGTGCCAGCAATATTAATTGTATGCCGCATTGTATCTTTTAAAACTTCACTAGCTTCCCTTGATGCAAGCTCTTTTTGTCTATCTTCTTCTTCTTTTTTTGCTAAATCGTCAAGTCTTTTTTGTTCTTCAAGAGCTCGTTTTTGTGCATCTGCAACAGATGATTGTGCAGTATCAGCAACTTCATCACTAGAGACAATATTGCTTCCACTTTCAGCTAAACCTAAAGAAATAGCTTGCCTTCTAGCATCATCTTCGTTATCACCCCTTACGTCAATATCTTGCAAATTACCTTGTGCATCTTCTTGTCTTAATGTGTAAATATTTGATCCTTGCCCTGGAACTTCGCCTTGAGTTAATGTAGGTTGTGCAACGCTTCCTTGTGCAACAAATGATATGTCTGTTGAACTAAGACCATCAATTTTATCAAGTGCTGCATTTCTTGCAGAAATTGGTGATGTGCCTTCTACGACTGTTCTTTTAAGACTTCCGTCTTCATCTCTATATGTAACTGTATATTGTGCCATGTTTATATCCTAAATGGGTTGCTAATCTTATTCAAGGGATTAGTTGTTGATTTTTGTTTTTTTTGTTTTGGCATTTCAGGTTTAACAACATCCTTGAATGAAATATCTGCTTGTTCTAAGAATTTGCCAACCATTGTGTCAAACTCTCCAAAAGCTATGTCTATTGATGTATTTTTCTTTGCTGCCATTATTGTCCTAACCCTGGAGGTAGATCTGCTCCTTGAACTCTTCTGTTACCAGTACGAGGTGAAGCTATCTGCCTACCGACTAATTCTTGTTCTCTTAAACTGCCTGGAACTACAGGTCTTGTATTTGTCTCTACTCTTGCCCTTTCTGTCGCAGGAGATCTTTGAGGTTGGTTTCCAGCACTAAAGTTACCCGCATTTGGTAGTTGCGTATCACCTTGAGTGTTAAGTATGTTTTGTGCTATCTCTTCAGCTTCTTGTCCAGTTGCTGCTCCACTTGCTTCAACTAATTGTTGCAAGATTGGAACTCTTCTAGCAGCTTCACCTTGTAAAACTTGTTGCACTTGCTCACTCTTCAAGAACCCTTCTGCAAGTAACTTAGATCTAACTTCAAGTGCGTTTGACACTCCTGCTTTTCTAAGTGCAGTATCTTGGTCAATAAACCCTGTTCTCCAAAGACTGTTGTACAAGTTAAGTTTTCTTTCTTGTTCTTCAGGTGAAGTAGGGGAGAGTTGAACCATATTTACATAGTGACCTTTAATATCTTTAGGTCTAACGATTGCATCCATAGGCCCTGTTTCTGTTTTACCAAATACAGTTACCTTGTCTTGAATTACGTTTTCAATAATGTGCAATATGATTGCGTTTCTATCTTGAAGTCCTCTTTGAGCTGCTTCAACATAAGCACCAAAGTTAAGTGCTGCTATACCTGCTAATACAGCCGTATGATAACCACTTGCTGCACCAGTTGGTCTTTGACCTCTTGATACGGCAGGTGCAGTATTTGATTCTATTGCTTGTTGCATCATTTGTTGTGCAACTACGATTGAACTTGGAGGATCAGGAGTTATTGCTCTTTCCACGTTTACGTTCTGTGGCAAGAAGTTTTTGGCTCCAGGTGTCTCCTCGTACTGTTCCATGACTTGTTCGGTAATTCCAGGAGGACCTCTAAAGTCTCTGGTAGGCCAAGCTGAGTTACCTACAATGTCAAGATACTGTGATGCCAATCTTGATTCTGCTCTAAGCATATCAAAGTTACCATGAAGTATTCCACGATAAAGATGCGAAGCATCATTACCATCTGTCATTAGACCTGTATGTGGCCAGTACATTGTAAAAGGCAAAGTCTTGTAGCCGTGTCGCTTCGGCTCTAATGCAAATTTGCCATCAGCCATGTAACATACTTGACTGTGAGTCCAGGTTTCCACAAATTCTACTGTTCCTTCTACAGGTCCATCCCAAGAGGGAAAGTGAGCTCTCACCCACGAAGCATCTATCTCATAAAAGTGCATTACCCATCTTGGATTTTGAATATTATTGGTATCCCACACCATCATTTTGGGATTTATACACGTTGAAGTTATAGGCCAATTAATGTTTCTTCTGTTTAAAACATCTTGGAGTTGTTCTTGATAATCACCAACATCATCACCTTCTGGTGGTTCAGGGAACTCTTCCCATCTGTTGGCTGCAAACTCTGTCTTTTCAAAAGCTACACCATAAAGTGCCATGTGTTTTGCTGTTTCTCTTCTAGTTGGTGAGAACTGCTCAAGCATATGATTCGCACCCCTGAGAAACTTCTCAAGCAGTTCTGCCCTCGCTTGACCTTTCGGACCAGGCGGAGGTACTGATATATCTAAAAATTGTGGTGTGACGTGAGCAACAAGTGTGTTGATTGTAGAGTGTGCAGTTCCAAGTCTTATCTGTGAACCTGTCTCTGGAACTGAAAAATCAAAGTTTGATAAATAAAATTCTTCAGCTTCTTCACAGTTGTCGTAAAAACTGTCAAATTCTTTTCTTCCAGAATCAAGAGTTGATTGAACCCAGTCAATAGATAACAGAGGTTCTTCTAATGGGTTTGCACTCTCTCTGTTTATTTCTTCCTGTGGATCAACGCTACTTGAGCTTCCACCACCATAGTTCATTGTCATAAGGTCTCAATTCCTTCTTGTTCCAATAGTTCTTTCCTCAATCTCCTCCACTCCAACAACCTAGAACCTTTGTTCCTATAATTGTTATTTAAGGGTTTTATACCCCTTTTTGATCTTGGAGTTGCCAAGAGTTCAATAACATCGGATGCAGGATCGCAAGCCATTAAAGCTAAACATTCCGCATCAACCCAGTCATCTCTACCTCCCGACACCGAATAGAACTGATGCCCTCTATTTGCCGTTTCCCTATGAGCAATATCTTCTAACTGACTAATAAGTTTACCGAAACTTTGTGGAAATGCAACAGTCTCTTTCTCAAGTGATAATGCGTAATCTAAAAATAACTGATACTTTTTACTTGGTGTAAAGTTATATCCTACGATTGGAATTGAATGTTCAAGAAGTTCACGATAAAGTACGTCTTCTCCTAATTTACCACCAAGTCCTGTAGAGTCCATATATATTTCTTGCAGGTTCCATCTGATGGCTTCTCTCTTGATTGTCTCTAGTTGCAGAGACCAGTCAGTCTTCATAAGCTCTACAGCAAATACAGATGTTCTTGTAACCCTGTTTTTAATTATCATTACAGTTGCATCGTTAGTTCTTCCAAGGTCAAGTCCTGCAACATAGTTCTCTTGTTCGTCTGGTTTCATCATTTCGTAGGCATCACTTGAATATGCAGCAGTAATATTTCTAAAGAAGTTACCAGCACCTTCAGGTTGCTTTGCCATATAGAACCTTTCCCATATACCTTCAGTAAGAGATCCTTTCTCCTCTTCAATTTCAAGCCTGTCATCTTCTGTCAGGTAGGGGTTGTCAAAGGTGGAAGCATGGAACGCTTCCCTTCTAACAGAGGGATTTTCCTTTGCAATCTTAAAGTTCCTTGCAAACCAATGCTGAGAACTTTCTGGAGGAACACCCTCAACAATAGCCCTACCCAGTCTTCCAGGTGAGTTAAGAGTAGGCCTTACCTTGTTCCACGCAGCTTCTTTGATGTCTTGGGATTCTGCCATGTGTAAGAAGTCAAGACCTACAGTCTGTAATCCTTCAGGGTTGTCAGCAGACTTAAGTTCCCAAAATACAGATTGTCTCCATCTGTTGGGTAACCAGTTGCCTTTTTCATCTTTTAAATCTAACCATACGTGTAAATCATCTTGTTTAAATCCACCACCTCTACCACCAGCTTGTGCTTTGGTTCTTGTTTTACGAACTATGTGTTTTGGAATAAATGCCTGCATCTCGTTCCATACCTGCATCATCTGGGCTCTTGTAGGTGCAACAGTCCAAATATGAATAGGGGGCACCAGTCCTGCTTGTTCTGCCGTTAACCTTTCTTTTTTGCCTGGAAACTGTACAGGGTTTATTGATGCTTCTCTGATTTGTCGTAATGCTTCCTGTAGAGCAGATCTAGTTTTACCTGCTCGTCTTCCAGCCTGTACAAATTTAATCTTAGCTTTGGATTCGTGCATCTCTTTTTGCCAAGGATACGCTTCATATAGGTTAGGCATATATTACTCCATTTTTTTTTACATTGTAGTAGTGGTGTTTCTTACATAATCCGTTTGCAAATATATCGTTGCTGCAATGTATAGTAATTATTTTCTTGTATCTATGTTGACACTTCATAATTCAGGAAGCCCATCTCCTGAGTAATCAACTTCTGGTACATGACCATTGTCTTGTACTATGCCAGGTTGTCTTTCGTCTTCCATAAAGTATTTTATTTCTGGCCTTGAAGAGACAGGCTCCATGTGTTCTAAATATCCGTTAGCCATCATCTTTAGTGCAAAGTTTACACCAGCACTACCTTGAGCCTTTGCTCTCTCTAAGTGCATAAAACTAAGAACGGCTGATTCGTGAGCATACACAGTATCTAAGTGTGACTTTTTTATATATGTTTTTTTAGATCCAGGAAAGATAGGGTAGGAGTCCGTATCTCTGTATTGAGCAAGTTTTAATCTAAAGGTTTGGTCTTCTTCTATCTTTGACATTAGTTTCTTTTTATCCCATCCAAACTCCTCGCACATCTCTTCTATACCTTCATCACTAGATCCAAAGACGGGTAGAAGTACATACACCTGTTTAAGCTGCCTAGTCCATTTCTTCCATTCGGGTATAGCTTTCAATACTCGTCTCTCTATTTCAGAGACTCCTGAACTACTTTTTGCAAGCATATTTTGAATAGCCATATATCCTCCATAGGGCTAAGACATAATGGCCCACTTGACCATTTATTAATCATCAGTATACTATTTTTTACATCTAATGTAACCGCACAGTAACGGAGTAGGTGAGTCAGGTCACTTGAAAAAGACCAAGACCTACATGGTTACTTTCACTGGTGGGGATAGCTCCGCTGCCAGGATTATATAAGGGGTACAGGGTCGGGAATACCAATGCTTATATTAATCTGAAAAGTTAGCGATTTTAGGTATATATATAAGGGGCGGCCTATATCTAAAAATAGTTTATTTCAACGCTCTTACTACCTCATATATATACAGATAGAGTCAAATGGTCTATCGGCGGTAGTTTTGATTGTTCCAAAAATCACAGCTTAAACCTAAATAATAATAATAATAATATAAATAATAGGTATAACTTAGGTTTAAACAATCGTAACAAGACAATAAATACCAACACCTTAACAACTACAACACCTATTAATTTTCCCTTAAAATTTCCCCTTCTTTCTTCGAACTCTTGTAACAGTTGGAGTAAGTAACAAGAAAAAATCAAAAAAAATAAAAAAATCCTTCTTTATAAATAACAGCAGGGGAGACCCTTTAAAACCACTCCCCGACCAATCCCCTACTCATAAAATAAAAGCCCGTTCTATGCCCTAAAAATAGCCAATAAATAGTTAATAATATTCACCATGTAAAGAAATAGTTAGCAACCAAAATTTAAACAACTGCCCTACTCTTCCAAACCTAAAAACATAATTTTAAAAAATAAAGTTGCAATTAATTTATTTATGGTGATACTATGGATTCTAACAACACATAAACAATACATTAAAAAGAGGTTAAAAAATGATTACAACAATAAATGAAAATGACTTTATCCAAGCATTTAAAACATTTACGGGCTTAGACGAAAACTTCAGCCGTGAGGGGTTACAAGAATTATATAAATATTATACAGATTACGAAGATTCAACAGGCGAACAAATTGAATTGGATGTAATTGCGATGGCTTGTGATTGGACAGAATACGAAAGTGAATATCAATTAATCAATGACTATGATATGAGCATAAAAGGTGGGGTTGATGAAATCAAAGAAAATACAACTGTAATTGAATTTGATGTCTGGGGAGGTCCAAAATACTCACATAAAAAACATTACTTAATAATGAACTTTTAAGGAACAAACAAACTAAAAAATGGAGGTTAAAAACATGAGAATAAAAAGATATTTAGATGAAGATATCAGCATAAATTTATATGATAATTCATCATACAATAAACAAGGGTTTACAATCGTTGTAAATTACTTTTCAAAAAAAATAATATTAGATTACAACTTTAATAATTTACGGGTTGCAATGCTTCAATTTAATAAACAAGTTGAATTAATAGGGGTTAAAAATGGATAACGAAATAATAAAAATCATTACTAGCCCGACTGAATCGGACCTAATTAATGAAATACTTTACAAATAATTAAATGGATTGGTATAATCCATAAATACAAACAATTTGATGGAGGTTAAAACATCATGAACATAGACATAACAACACTTAACAAACTGCCAAAATACAAAGAAAACCTTTTAGTATCTGATGATTACATTTTTAGTTACTTGACAAAGGTAGCAGTCATAGACCACGAAAACAGAGAAATTTTAGTTGATACTTGGTTCTCTTCTACAACTTCAAAACATATTAATTATGTTGCAAAAGAATACAATTACAAGGTTGTTACTTTATATCAAAAATAGTGTAACTGATGACGGCTAATGCTAGAAACTCCCTGACGATTCGGGGAGTCTTACACAAACAATCATGGAGGTTAACATGAAAAGAATTGATATAGCTCTTAGCGTTGACGAATGGCACGGCTTTGAGGTTGACGGGGTACAATATGATTTAAACTTGTACGCTGACTTAAATAACAACATTCAAGCAACTATTTATAGATGCACAAAGAATGAAAATGGCACATGGACAGCTGATACGGAAAACGAAAAAAATTTAATTTTGAATTGTGCGTCAGCAGTTGATCTAGAAATAGTAACAGATAAAAACAATCCATATAAGGAGCAAGAATGAGTAAAAATTATACATACAATATAGATGAAACATCTCAGGATACAAGAAATTTTGAGATTGACTCTAACAAAAAACTACCACAAGATATTGTGGAAAGTGTTTACAGAGAAATATCTTTTAAAGTAAATGAAGTAAGAGATATCACAAAAGATACCTTACATTTTTTAGAAGAAGAAGGCTTTGATGTAAACCATCAAGACTTTAAAGGTTTAAAAGTTACAGGAACATTTACAGGAACTTACTATGGAGATGACTCACAAATAGAGTCAGGTGGAGAGTTCTTTGTATTGGAGCAAGAATGAGTGAACAAAAAAGTCAAATAACAATACCTGATTTAATTGCATTAAATTGTGATATATCAGATGAAATTCTAAGGTTATCTTTTAAGGGTAATATAGATCAAGAAGATGAAGATGGAAACACTTCTTACACAGATGTGGCTCAAGATGTTTTCAATCAAATAAATGATCGCATAGAGGGAGTTATTCTTACTTATATGCAAAAATTGGAGGATTAAGAATGATAGACACAAAAAAAATAAAAGAAATTGTAAAAGAAATAATTGAGGAAGAAATTAAAAAAGAGCGAGGATTAATCAGGGAACATATACAACTTGAATTACATATGCTAACCGAAGGCGATTGGTTCAATGAATATGTAACTAAAATTATAAAGGAGCAAAAATGATTAGCACTTGTACAGATTGTAAGACAGATATGGATATAGATTGTCTTAGGGGTGGGCTTGATGATATTGATTATAACAAAATTAATCCATTCACTGACGATGATTTTTTATGTGATGGATGTATAGAAAAAAGATTTAGAAAGGAGCAAGAATAATATTGACACGATCCATAACATGGGTGTAGACTACCCATACAAGCAATTTAGAACTAGGAGGTAATGGACCATCAACACAAGTAAATACAATCAATCAACTAATAGAGGTAAACATAATGCAAACACCAAAAGAATACATACTAAATGTTTTGAATCAATCTATGGTTTCACTACAAGATTCATCAGACAATGACATCATGATTCCACAACTGTTACAAGCTGTAAGGTTACTAAATGAATGTGATGTTAAGTTAAGAGTACAAGAGAAACCTGATACTCCTGACATAGATTCAATTCAACTAAACAACTACGAGAACAGGAGGGCATAATGACTAAGTTAGATGATAAGACTAATGAACAGATTGCTAATGTTTATGAACAGATAAACAATGAGATCCTAGCACTTAGAAACAAACAGGATTTGCTAAAAGAAGAACTTGAAAGACGGATGGGAGATGATGAAGCGTTAGCTTGTGATGGCTTCAATATCCAAAAGAAGATAACGAAGTGGGTATACAACGATGACTCCATGACGGGCAAACTTAAAGAACTAATTACACCTAAAGAATGGGATAGCTTAACTAAGGTTGTGCCAGAGAGTAAGTCTTGGAATGGCACTAAGATTTATGCTTTAGGTAGAAAATACAAAGGTAAAATTCAGGCTGCGATAGATGAATCTAGGTCTGCAATAAATTATAGACTAGAAATTAAAAAAACAGACAATCAGGAGGAACTATGATTGGAAGACACATACTATTCCCAGAGGAATTATGGGAGAAATTATTGGCTTTAGAAAAACTAACAGGCAATAAACCATCACAATTAGTCAGGCAATTTGTAATTGCAGGAGTAAAAAGCAAACTAACGGAGGTAAACAATGGCAAGTAAAGATATACATCCAGAAGATTTAGGAGAATTTGTAATTGAAACTAAATTGCAAAGATCCATGAAAGTAAAAGAAACAATGGTTGAGGACATTAAAGGTGGAGATTATGGGCAAATAAAGGGAGTTACAGGAACTTTCTTGCTTATTAGTGGTGCGGCAAAACTTGCTGATGACTTTGGATACTATGCGGTATTAAAAGATCTTAAAGAAGAACCGCTTGGGGAAGGTAACCTTAAGATAACTACAACTCTTGACATCATGGATGGAGATGGAAAGCAGATTGGATCAGGTGTTGGAACCTGGGATACAACTGAACGAGGGCTACCTGATCGTCAAAGAGGAATGGCTATCAGTTATAAAAGGGCTTTCGTGCTTGGAATTAGATACGCTTGTAATGCTTTTGGTTTGTTCTCCCAAGACGAGGACATTGTTAAAAGAAGTGCGGCGGGAGAAGTTGCTGATGTATTCCAAAATACTCAAGGCCCAGCTTACCAACGAAACGATCAAACTACTATTGGAATTAGTGAGTCAAATACTTCCTTTGATCCTGATGCACCATTTACACCTTGTCAAGAAGACGAGAATGGAGTTTGGAGAGTTACAATTGGAGGTAAACCTGGAACTCCTTGGTCAGAATACAAGGGCAAAGAACTGATAGATGTAGTAAAGAATGATGGTGGTTGGGCAAATTGGTGTCTAAAAAATATGAAATTAGAAACTAAATGTAGAGAAGCTATTACAAACGCACAGAATGGTAAACTCTAATGTCGTTTGCTCATCATGGATGGGCATTTAGATTAGACGGATTAAAGTCAGGGCAAAGACTACTGTTGTTAGTATTATTAGATTACGCTAGAAATGGTTGTCTTTGTGCTTGGCCCAGTCAGAAGATTCTAAGTCAGAAGACAGGGCTTGTTGAAAGACAAATACGAAGGTTGCTACTACAACTCCAGGATTTAAAACTAATCCAAATATCTAAGGCTCAAACAAAAGGTAAATATGTTGGTAATGTCTATCGGATAATTACTGGTGATAACACAAGAGAACACGATGAAAATTGCATACAATTCGTAGGACATTTTTCTGATGACTCTAACCTAAACCATAGGACATCCGTGTCCGATGGACATGACAACGATAAAAACCAGAGGACATCTATGTCCGATGGATTAAGAAAAGAAAAGAAAAGTAATACAAAAGAAAAGAAAAGAATAATAAATCTTAATAAAAAGAAAGAAAGTATAAAGAAAGAAAAAGATTGGGTAGAAACCTTGCGAAAGATGGATGGACTCAAACTTAACGAAGATTGGATTGCTATGCAAGAAAAAAGATTTTCTGATAACATTCTCCATAATTCAGCTTTAGCATTCTTTACTGGAGTTGAGATTGAGAAGAAATACAAATACAAACAACCACTAAGTGCATTCATAAATTGGTGCAAGAAAGAGGAACAAAGAAATGGAAAAACTAAACTTCGATCACTTGAAGCGGGAAAGCCCACAGGGGAAGACATATTCGACAAGCTATGATCGTACACAACTAATCTCATGCAGAACTTGTGACGATATGAAGTGGCTTAGGCCAAGAGAAGTAGACAAACAGAACGTGAAATACATCCCATGTCCTGATTGCAAAGAAGAACAACCACAGGATTTAGCAAAGATAAAGTATGACCTTGCAGGTTTTGATGGCCTTAACAGGGCTTTATACACGTTTTCAGACTACAACCCTGATAAACAGACATCTGTTGAAGCCAGGACACAATGTAGGAACGCAAAGAACATTGTTGGTAGATGGATTCAGAAGAAGACTCCATACCTGATTATGCTTACAGGTCCAACAGGAACAGGTAAAACTCACTTGTGCGAATCGGCAGCCAACGAACTTATCAATGCGGGTATGGATGTTTGGTATGTGACTGGCACAATCTTTGGTCACAGAATGAGAGATATGGAAAATGTACACAAATTTAAAGACTCTTTGCTAACCAAAGAAATGTTAATCCTTGATGAAATGTATGTTTCTTGGGATAATAACGATTACCTTAGAACAACTCTTCAAGAGGTCATAGTACACAGATCAGACAGATTCATGCCAACACTCGTAGCAGGAAACATCAAAGATAACCAAGCAAAGAACCCAGAAGCCGCACTATCAAACATAGTAGGGCAAAGGGTAATGAGTAGGGTATTGTCTAAACAAGGTGAGAAAGCAGAAGGTAAGTTGGTATCTATGTGGAAAGCATATGATGTCAGAAGATAAAAATAAACATATACATAAATTTATATTTCCACCACCGAATGGCCCTGTGTCTACTGGAAAGTGTAAGTGCGGCGAGGAGAAAGAGGGATTCAATAGCATGGATGGTAGGTTCGGTAGTGTATGGAGGAAAAAAAATGGATAGATCAACATGGAAAAATTGGGAGAGGAAGTGGGCAGAGTTTCTTGGCGGAGATGCAGTAAACGCAAAAAGAATCCCTGTAACAGGTAGACAATCAGGAGATGTTCCTGATGTAGAAACAATTAAGTTTGCTGCTGAAGTTAAAGCAGGTAAGGTTGTAAGTGCCAGGACATTGAAAGCTGTAGATCAAGCTATGAAAGCTGGTAGAGCAACAAATAAAATACCAATAGTATGTCAAACACATAAGGTAAACGAAAAGAAAGCAGTTCATCTAGTCACACTAGATCTTGCTACATTTTTAAAACTTACAGAACATATTAGATTAGAAGAGAAAAAAATAAAGAAAAGTCTTGAATCAACTTTAGATTTAGGAATATGAAAGACGAAGAGAAAAAAGAATTTATAAGTCAGCACAACCCTGAAGCATTACTTGCTGACGGCTTTGAAGATGCTTTGATTGGGGTAGGGCAGCAGTTTAACAAAGCTCTGGCAGTCTATGATAGGCAGAAATGTATTGAGATACTTATGGAAAGAGATGGAATGTCTGACGAAGAAGCAGTAGAGTATTTTGAATATAATGTAACTGGTGCTTGGGTTGGTGAGTATACACCCATATTTCTGGAGACATTCTAAAATGACATTCTATTCTGGGAAATTTTACGAAAGTGTCCTTTTAGTTCTTGGACAGTTTTGTTTACATGAATTACATTCTGATATAGAATCATTTATCCACACTACTTGAGTTAACCTCCAAGTTAGTGGATTGTTTGTATAGGCTCCTGGTGTAAAAGTCAGGAGTCTTTTTTTTATTTGTTATATCAAAGTCTGTAAGTAGATATTTAAGTTTAGAATAACAAATTTGTACTTATGTGATAAAAGTATGATATATTTTGTTTTCAAATAAATATAAATGGAGGAATATGTTTGCAAAAATAAAAAACTATGATGAAAATACAGAAATAGTAAAAGGTAGCCACACACTTAAAGAGCTAGAAAAGGTTGTTATTAAAGTAAGTGATTGTTATGTGCCAAAAAATTACGGAAGACCAGTTGTACAAAATCATGTAAATAGGTTGGCAGCAATATTTGATTTTAAAAAAGTTGGTGAAATTACAGTTTCAAGAATACCAAATGAAAACGGGAAGCTATATGAAATATGTGATGGCAATCACAGGCATCAAGCCATGCAAAAAAAATATGGAAATGACTTTCATTTCAAAGCATCTTTACTGCCAGAAGGTTTATCAGAAAAACAAAGGGCCGAAGAATACAAAATAAGAAATAAAAATGTACAACCTATGAAACCTGTTGATCTCTTTAGAGCTGACTGGGTAATGGAAGATAAAAAAACCCATGAAATAGTTAATATATGTGATAAAACTGGAACACAAATTATAGGTTTTAGCGGCACAACTAAAAGTTATCCAAACATTACATCAATACGAGACCTAAATGATTTACATAATGTTGGCAACCTTGAAAAAGTTATTAACATTTTAAGAAAATCTTTTGATGGTTCTCCAAAATCAGTTAATAAAAAGGCTACAACTTCAGGAATGTTAAGGTCTGTAAATAAATTTTTAGTTTTTTTTGAAAAAGATAAATTATATAAAGAACAAAAGTTAATAGACATTTTAAAGAAATACGATTCAACGACCTGGGTAGGCATGATTACGCAATCAGCACAGTTTTCAAGTGAAGGTGTTGCAATACTTAAAGATGAATACAACAAAGGTTTAAAACAAGAATACAGATTAGAAAACCCAAACATTTATAACAAATAAATATTTTTGTTACGATTGTTTTTTTACTTGTACAAAAATTACTCAAACCTAAAACACCTCTGACCTGTGAAAAAAAGAACAGATGTTGTATCAATAGTCCATGTTTTTACCCTTTATTTTGGGGTGTTATGGATTGACAATGGCCTGTATTAGTATAGAATTGATTGTAGAGATTTTAATTTTTAATCTCAAAACAAACAATCTACGGAGGTAGAAATGAAAAACAGGTTTGAAGTTTCCACTCAAGGAATGAGAGCCTTACACGAAGGTAGGCCTTTGTGGCAATTAGTGAAGGAGCTAATTGCAAACTGCTGGGATGAGGAAATAAACTTCTGCAAAGTTGACATCAGTCACGAAGGTAGAGGGCTAATCCAGATAACTGTCGAAGATGATGGTGCTGGCTTCCAGGACATTACCGATTCCTGGACTCTTATGAAACCAACGGCTAAAAGAGCTAAGGCTGATGTAAGAGGTCGATTCAATATCGGTGAGAAGGAATTACTTTCAGTTGCTAAATATGCAACTATTGAAACTGTGGGCCACACAGTAAAATTCCCTAAAGAAGGTGGCAGGATCAAGAGGAAGAACGATAGAACTGTAGGCACAAAGATTTTGGCTACAGTAGGTGGTAGGCAAGATGAGATTCAAGCGTGTGTTGATATGTTAGTTACTTTCATACCACCACAAGGTGTTGAATACATTGTGACAAGTGATGCAGCGGATGTAAAACCCTTAGTAAAAAGGGAAAAGGTCGATGATGTTGAAGCAATACTAAAAACAGTTATTGCTGATGATTCAAACAGCCCAGTCAGAACTACCAAGAGAAAGACTAGGATTGATGTCTACAGGCCGATTGATGATGGTGATGAAGATAAGAAGGGTGGCATCTACGAAATGGGTATCTACATTCAAGATACCGAAATGCCTTATGATGTTGACATCAATCAAAAGGTTCCGCTTCCTCCAAACAGGGATGTCGTTTCAGATTCTTATCTGCAAGATGTTTATGCAGAGACTTTGAATGTGACCATGGACATTCTGAATGAAGTTGAAGCTGGTAATGCTTGGGTTACTACTGCGGTTGAGGATGACCGAACCACAGATGAAACTGTGAAGAAAGTCATGGATGAGAAGTTTGGAGAAAATGCAATGATTAAAGATCCTTTCAATGCTTATGCTAACGAAGAAGCGTTTGCTAAAGGCAAAGATTTGATTGATGGAAGATCAATGTCTAAACGGGAGAGGGAAAGGATGAAAGAAAATGGTTTAGAAACTACTTCTAGTAAGTTTCAGAGACCGCAGCCTGAAGGTTTTGGGATTGGTTTTGGGGATGGTAAAAAATCTACAATCAATCTTGTAAATGACCACCTTAAGATTGCAGAATTTGCAAGGTGGTTAAGCGTTGAGCTTAATAATCATGAGGTTAAGGTTTCTTTTACAAGAGACTGGAAGTACAAGGCTGCTGCTTGTTTTGGAGATAATAATCTTACCTTCAATCTTGCTCACTTACATCCAGGTAAATATTGGTTTGCCAATATTACTGAGGAGGTTGTTGGGATCATTATTCATGAACTATCTCATGCTGACCATGGAAGTCATGTTGAGCATCGAGGGCAGTACAATTTAGCCGTTGAAAGCAAGATGGCTAAGGCACTTTGGAAAGGTTTTACTGGCAAGTGGAGTAGCGGTAGAAATAGGTGGATGAAAGAGATAAATACTTTTACCGCCAAGGAAGATCAGGATGCAACTGTTGTTCTAAGGAATTATGCAACCTACAAGCCCGTTCCAAGGTGGAAGCCTAACGGCAAATACGATTAGTTAACAAGTAGTCTTGGGCCTGGACTATAACTAGGCCCTACATCCTAAAATCAAATTGATAAAACTTCTTTCTCTCTTTACTCTTCTCTTTACACTTCGGACAGATCTCTTCACTATCTTCAAAACTTGTAAGCACATCAAAAGTTTCAGTCTCACATTTATCGTTATCACAGATGTATTCGTATAGCGGCATTAGTTAGGCTTTCTTGCTACTTCACCCATCAGGACTTCAATGTTGCCATCTACTACCCAATTTGCTGATGTAACTGTACTTGATACTGTTAATGCTTTAGATACTAAAGAATTATCTCCACCTATTCTATTAAACGTAATTTCTAATTCACCAATGTCTAATTTTTTAAGGTCACAAGTACCACCACTAGAAACAATATTTTCTAACTTTAGTTCGTTTACATAAACTTTAGT